GCTTCCTCAATCCAAATAAACTATTGTAACAAGTTAAACAATAATATTTATTTTCAGAAAATTTTATTGAATTTTTAAAAACATTCCACTGAACACTTTTTATAGATTTACATTTCCCATCACAAAGAATATCTACTTTCTTAGCGGAAGAATCAATTAAATCATACACATTTATAAATATTTTTGTCCCGCGTTTTACTTTATAACATTTTCCCTGTTTATTGAAATGTTTTGGAATTATATATCCTAAATCTTCTAACCTTTGTTTGTTCCCAGAAGATATTTCAATCTCGATTTCAGTGGTAATTAATCCCATATTATAATCTCCTCATAATATCTCCAAAAATTATCAAAGAAGAGGGGCGGAGATAACCCCTCTTTTCAATTTTTCTGATCAGGAAAAATCTATCTTTGACATTTATTCTACCACAGTTTTGTTATTTTGTCAAGGTTAAATTAAGGAATAACTGTGCAGACAACGCCAGCATCTAAATTTTGATAAGCTGTGGCGGTGGGTGTCACTGAAATATTCGTTACGCCAGCAGCTACTCCTGTGCAAAGGCCCGTGTGAAGTCCAGCTGTGGCAAAAGAAGGGGCAGAACTGGTAAAATCGAGAACAGAGTTACTCACAATAAAGGCGGCACGATTGCCCGAGGACGGGACTGCCCAAACGGTTAGAGTTTTGGTTGTAACTGGAGATGCGTCAAGCTGGAAATCTCCACCTTCAATCGCTAATGCTCTAATGCCTTCAAAAATAGATGTACTTGTAATATCTTCGATTATATAGAAATAAACGGGTTCGTTACTGCAAGCTCCACTTACCGTAACAGTGGTGGCAAGAGCAGTTAAATTTAAAGGTGTTTGTGAAACCCCATCTGGTTTCAAATCAAGGGTGAATGCGCCAGAAGCGATACACGTGGGGACTATAACCTGCACCTTACCTACGATATTTGCGGAAGATGCGCTATCTGCAACTTGAACATCCATTTCCAAACGAATTTGTTTAGGAATCATATTCGCAGGAATAGTAACACTCCTAGCTGTTGCAGAAGTATGATAATAACGAACACAAACTGTTTCGGTAGTTGCGCCAGCAATAGCAGAAGCAACCTTGCCAGTAAATGTAACTTTCTCAACAAGACCAGTTGGCATAGTGACCCAACCATAAATAGTTGAACCACTAACGGCGATAGGAGTTCCAAGAACAGTAGCGACACCCGCAACAAGAACACAAGTCTCTTCTGTGTAAAGATTTTCTCCAGTCTGGATCAATTTGCCGCTATTCAATGCCAAGAAATCAAGATTCCACTGAGTATCCATGACACTAACTTTCATTTCATTAGTATGAAAATAAATATATTGCAACGCATTCCCACGGCCACCACGAACAGGGGTGCTACCTAACGTTACTTCAATACCAGATTGAATCAACGCCTTCGCCATAAACAACTGGTCTTGGGTAGTTACATCATAACCACGAACATCTGCAACACTGACTAAAAATTTGCCCATATCTATATTCCTCCTTAAATAATAACCAAAATATTAAATTAAACAACGATCCAACAAAGATTACTTAAGACCCTTTTCAGTCTTAAATTTCTCATAATCAATAACAGCATCATTATCAAAAAATTCTTTACTGGTATCTGACATCCAATGTTTTAATATTGATTTGTCTTTAAATTCTACCATACCAGACATTGATGCTGACATATATATTTCATAGTGTAGTTTTTTATCTACTCTTTCTAATATTTTTATGAATTTTCTAATCGGAAGATTATAAATATCTTCTAACTTCATTCCCGTAGATATTTGAACGCATACCATTTGAACCTCAAGACTTCCCATCTTTGTTTTATTCATTTTTGCTTGAAATTCTTCTGCTTCTCTAATTTTTTCTCTCAATTCCTTAGATATTTTTTCGTCTGGAATTTCCAATAAATTAGCCTCACAGATTATTTTTCTAATGTTGTCAAAATCATCGGTATCATAAATAATATCATTTATTTTAAAATAAACATTATCATCGTTATGAAAATATCTATTCATGCTACTTTCAAAATCTTTAAAAGAATCATCTCTCAAAACAATTGATAATAACCTGTCAAATAAGAAAAGATATGGTTTACTATCAGGGTTATTTAATGTTTCAAAAAATATATATTGAAAATAACTCATTGAGATATATTTTATTTTATCTTCAAAAGAAAGAGTTTGATCTGTATTTTTTTCCAACAAGAGAGATGAACCATAATGATTAAACATTATATAATCTGACATTCTCGCTGGATAAAATAATAATTGATTTTTTTCATTTCTTTCTTCTGGTTTTATTGAGTTAGCGTGATATGGAACAGGTTTATCATAATAATAATAAATATTTCTTGGATTCCAAGATTCCATTTTACCTCTTATGCAATCTTATTGCTCATTAAAATAAATCTACCTTTATATGGAACTTGACCACCTGCATAAGCACGATCATTTTGAAATCCCATTCTATCAAAATGTAATTTACCTATTCCTCCGACAACTGCACCATTCATTGTTTCAATTATTTGTTGTGTTCCCATATCTATTCGAGTTTTATAGTTAGATAAATGATTTATTTTGTAATGAGAATAAAACTCAAATAAAATTCCAACAGTACCTACGTTTCTATTGTCTGGATACAACTCATAAAGTGACGCTCTTAAAACAGAAACCTCGTGCGTCCAAACATCGGGAATACCAACATCAAGGAACACATTGAATTTTGTCGCATCTTCTTGCCCACCATAAACCATTGCTCCTTTATCTACTTTAGAGACATTTGACTTACTCCAAGCATCGGCAGAGGTATATTTTAAAAGTTTCCAAATTGGTTCATTATTTAAGATCAAATACTCAATACAGTTATAAGGAATTTCATCTATTCCAGAAAATTTATTGTACGTTCCTATATTGATTGTTTCTGTCATTAGTAAACTCCATTTAACTTAATATCTATCACACGAGAGTTTGAACCAGAAACACAAGTCACACTCAAGTAAGAAATTACTTCTTTCTTAATATTCTTAACGGAGAAAGTATTTCCGGTTAAACTTGTGAAAATATAGCTTGTACTTGGAACTGTATGTGAATTCAAAGTAAATGTAAACGTAGATGCTTGCAAAACACTATTTAAATATAACCTAACATCATAAGTTTTAGTTTCCCCCTGAAGAATGAAATTATCTTCCGGGGATACTATAACTTGATAGTTGGAAACAATACTGGAAACAACCGTGACAGAGCAAGTATCTGAAACAAGAGAATTATTCAATAACGAACATTTTATAGTTGTAGTACCTACACCTACGAAAGTGACCAATCCAGATGAATTAACTGTTGCTACTGATGGACTCGTTGATTCCCAAACTAAGCCCCTAGACACAGTTTCCCCATTTAATGTTAGAGAAGTTGTAAGTTGTCTAGTTGTGCTTGGATTTCCCGTTATGGAAGAGTCTGTTATATTTAAAACATAGACGATTTGATTTACATCTGCGATACCATTTACGATATCATCTGTATCAAAATTAACATAATTCGCGCCAACAGATAATCTCAATATTCCAGTAGATGTGTTATTCAGTGTTTGTAGATTATCGAAGTTATTGATACCTCCACCCAACGTTTTATAGGCATTCCAGTTATTTGCGTTACCAAACAAAAATCTCTGATTCGGTCTAATTAAATTTGTTTCTGCGTTGTATTGTGTAAGAATTTCTAGTTGAGCGGCGGGTAAAACTAAACTTGTTCCAGCCGTAGAATAGTCGCGGTTTTCATTGATTAAATAATCAATCGAACAAGGAACAGCATGATAACCACCATTTTCATCTAACCACCTTAAAACATTATTACACCTTTTTATAACAACAGATGCGGCAAGTTGTTTTGTTTTATCACTATTTATTGTTATCCAATAATTGTCGTTGAATTGATAAAAATATCCTACTCCTGTCGCATGAGTTAAATCTTTAAATAGGATTTTTTTATAGTCATCACCTATTTTATTTCCAGAATCATTATTGATAACGTGAGACAATAACCTAACAATGACATCAGAATAAATCCCTGAAGCGAAAGGAAGTTCTTCTTGAATTGTCCATTTGTCAGAAGCATTATAAAATCCTTGATCGAGAACTTCTTGAAAATACGCAACATAAGAATCCTTCATTTGATCTTCAGATGGATTTATTTCATAATTCGATAAAGAGGCGTTTAAAAAGGTATATGCCATAAAAACCTCCTTATGAATTAATAGCGTTCAAGACATCCCAATTAGATGTATCTCTATATCCGTATTCTATCAAAATCTGAGATAATTTTTCAAGTTCGAGAATATACCCTTCTCGTTTTTCTTTATAATTCATCGACTCCGCAAAGTTTTTATAATCACGATCCTGGATTCTCAAGTTCATCTGAGAAACATCTGTAATCATTTTTTCTAACCAATATTTCTTCATGAATTTGGCAAGAATGTTTAGATTTTTTTGGGTAAGTGTTTGAGTAAACAGTTTTGTTGATAGCGTGTAACTTAAATCTTGATCACAAACATAACTAAAATCATCTACCCCCTGAATAAGAAATCCTGAAAGATAGGTTTCAAAGTCGGTTAAACTCGAATTGTATAATGTTATCAGGCGATAGTCTGTTTGGAGTGTCATGAAGATGTCAAATATTGAAGAGAAATTAGTCATTTTCACCTCCTCAACAATA